TGACTTTACGGCGCTTCTTGCGCTTGGGTTGGGGTGCAGGCTCTTCTGGAGGTGGTTCGTTTATAGGGGATTCTTGGTCTTCGTTTGACAATATATCCTCTTCGTCACCCTCATCTAGTAAAATTTCAGCTTCTTCAAAGTTATCTATCAGATCATTGACAAAATTTACAAAATCTTCATTTGTGAATAAATCATTTAACATTTGAAGACCAGATTCATGTGCAAACTTCATATTATCGGGGAGAGATGAAACTACAGTTTTGGGATCTGTCTGCATTGTCATAAAATAGATCTCATACATCTTCTCTAATTCCAGAGTAGGTGCTCCAATATAAACTATGACATTGCGTGTTAGAGAAATTTCATGACCACGAATATTGGAAAGATAATTTGTTAGTTTGACGTATTCTACTAATTCGCCTTGTTCATCACGAACAACATAGGCTTCAAGCCGAGCAGGCAGTTTAATTGAAATTCTGTCGGTGTAAGCCTCATTGACCATACCAATTATTTCTTCACCTGAAGTAAGCTTAACCACTCGCAACACACCGCCAAAAGAATTTTCGGGAAGTGATTCGGACATATGTATGTCCTCCCTTCTCTATTATTTATCTTTTAAGGTGTCCTTTAAAGACATGGAAAAGATCTTATGGTCAAACTTTTCTTTTTTGTATATCTTAACACGTTCTTCAAAGTGACGGAAGATATGGTTCTTATGTTTTAACCAACAAAGATCATCCACAATATCAAAAACTTTAAGTGTTTTCTTCTTTGCAGATACTCTAAGACCACGACCAATGCTCTGTAACAATCGAATTATAGACTTAGTAGGCGAGGCAAAAATAATATTGTCGATATTAACAATGTTGATACCAGCGCTAGTAGTGCCATAACTCGCAACCAGTATAGCATCTCTTTCCGTATCAACGACTTTTCTAATATATTCTCTTGTGTCTGCTTCTGTTTTTCCAGAGATGAAATATATTGGTCTACCGCTTTTTGCTGACTCCAAGAGAGCGGCGAGAGGCTTTCCGTGATCTTCGACGTAATTGAAGAGGACGAGCGTGTTGCCTTTGGTTTTGAGGGCAAGTTCTTTGACAAATTCGTTCCTCTTCTTATTAGTTATAATCCACTTTAATTCGTCAGGGTATTTTTGCTTCTTGAGCAACTGCTTTTCTTCGTCTGTATACTGCAACAGAATACAGTCGATTCCAATAGTGGCAAGCAATCCCTTGTTCATTAGGTTTTTTGTTTGGATGAACTGAATAGCGGGACCAAGTATGCCTTCAATACTAAGTCTATGTGCCTGTGCTTGATCCAGTGTTCCTGTTGTACCAATACGAAACCAAGCCTTGGCAAGCTTCTGACCAATCATGTTGATTGATTCGGCTTTTGCTTGATGACACTCGTCAAAGAAAATAGCATCAAATTGATCAAACCATTCTTTTGGCAATTTATATATTGATTGCCAAGTAGAGACTACTATCTGCTTATTAGTATCTTTATCTACCCCTGCTGATATTTTATGAATATATTTTTTGCAAGACCAAGATGAGTCTTGGGAAGAATAATCAAAAAAGTCAGAATCCATTTGATTCACGAGACCAACTGTTGGTACGAGAATCAAAATTTTTCGATTTGGCGATAAGACGGATTGTAGAAAACGGACCAAGACGTAGATTATCAAACTTTTGCCCGAACCAGTATCTGTGATGGTTTAAAGCATGCATAATTGCTTGCTGCTGATGCGCATGCATCTGAACGGGCTTTTTCTTTACCGATACCGCTAGGGTATCGTAAAATTGAGCAAGCTGTGTTTCCTTTATACATAAAGGATTCCTATTCTCTTTAATATTTAATGAATATTTACGATCTTGAGAAAATTTATCAAGATAAGTTTTTAACCCGCGTGGAAGAGTGGATGTAAGGATATCATATAAGCGGATCTTTCCATCCCATATACGCCGTTTGAACATAGGCATATACTGGGCACCGGGTACCATGAACGAGAAGTAATCTCGTAATTCTTGCTTGATTCCTTTTTCTGTTTTGATGTAGTAACGAACTTCATCTACAGATTCAACTTCAATATCCACATAATATTTATACTATGCCGTTCATCATTTTTTGCCAGTCAATGGCAGACTTGATGTTGAAGTTTCGGTTATTAATGGCCTTTAGAAACTCCTCAACCATCTTGACTTTAATTTCATTGACAGCAACTTTAGACTTCAATTCAACAATTTTGGGATCACCCTCAATGAACTTTTCTACATCAGTTTTTAGTAGATCTAAATCAAATGGTTCTTCTCCCCATGCTTCCAATTCTTCTTTGGATGCTTTGCCAGTCAAAATTTTCCATTTACGCAATCTTTGAATTGCATAATCATTTTGGTGTTTGGTCAAAAGTAATTTAAAGTCTGTAAGCATATTAAGATATTTGGCGTGTATTTGAGGTATCTTAAGAGCCTCTACACCTAATTCTGTAGAGTCTATTTGGGAATCTTTAGTAATATTATTCTTGAGGTCTTCTAGATTCATTTGGTTTAGAGTATAAAGTACCTTAGGAAAAAGTCAACTAAATAACTTGACATCTTTATATGATGTATTATATTTATTGTGAGGTCTTATGATTATTGATTTACAGGAAATTAAAACACTTTGGATTAATTTAGATCGGGCTACAAAAAACGCAGAAGATATAACAAAGCAATGTGAAATTTATGGAATAAAAAACCATGAAAGATTTCCAGCAATAGTTATTGATCCTTCAAATCATTTATGTGTAAGTCATCATCCACACATGAAGCCATATTTGGCTGGTTGTGGGCTTTCTCACATAGAATGCATTAAAAAAAGTATTGGCAGTGGTCCAACACTGGTTTTGGAAGATGATGCTCAGATTACACCGGCATATGAGAATATTATAGAAGTTCCAGATAATATTGATGCACTTTATCTGGGTGTTTCTACCGGTTCTCAACAATATTTGAGTTGTGCATACAATGAAAAATATTTAAGAATAGGCAGAATGTTAGCAGCACATGCGGTTGTTTATATATCTGAACGGTATAAACAAGCAGCATTAGCAGAAGCAGAAAGATTTGTACACGAATTGCATTATCCGTGGGACATATCACCTTCAGTAATCCAAGAACACTTTTTAGTATTGACTCCAAAATTGCCATTTTACATTCAATCAGACAATAGACAATCTGAACACAAATGGCAATTTTTTACAGATAAAGCAATAGAAGACAAAGGTTATAACTTTAATGATAACTTTTAAAAATTTAGGAGCATATGGTAGAATGGGAAACCAGATGTTCCAGTATGCACTTTTATATTCAATTGCCAAGACAAGAGAATACGAATTTGGTATACCTTATAATTTAAAATCAAATAATCCATATTTTAATATGTGTCTCTCAGATTCTTTTGATAATTTATCAGCAAAAAACAGCGATGATGCTCATATCATATATCAAGCAAAAGAAAAAGTTTGGGGATATAATCCAGGAATTTTTGGTATATCCGACAATACAGATATACTTGGTTATTTTCAAAGTGAAAAATATTTTATAGATTATAAAACACAATTATTAAAAGAATTTGAATTTAAAAAAGACATTCAAAGAAAAGCACTTGATATTCGAAGCATTACAAAAGAACCAATAATATCTGTTCACCTGAGACTAGGTGATTACAAAAATTTAGTTGGTAAACATCCTATTTGTACTATAGAGTATTATAAAGAAGCTCTCAGTAAATTACCAGAAGATTTATTGATTGTAGCTTTTAGTGATGAACCAGATTTAGCAAAAGATTTATTTGATTCTTTAAGGAGAAAATATTTTATTACAGAGTCTAATGATCAAAATGTTGATATGTGTGCCATGACTTTATGTGATTATCACGTTATAGCAAACAGTAGTTTTAGTTGGTGGGGCGCATGGCTTGGAGAAAGTAAAAAAGTTATAGCTCCGAGTCAGTGGTTTGGTGAATCTCATGATATGCCAAAAAATTGGTCAGATATTTATTGCAAAGATTGGATTATTATATAATGCTATTTGATATTACTCAATATATAAAAAAAGAAATTAATGGAATTATTCAAATCGGAGCCCATCACGGCAACGAATATGAAACATTAAAAAAATTATCTGAAAATATTTTAATGTTTGAGCCACAAAAAAAAGTTTATGAAAAACTTTTTAATAAATTGGGATCATTCTCAAATGTTATTATAGAAAATAAAGCTCTGGGATCTTCTAGTGGAACTATGAATATGTACACGGAACAGGCAAATGAAGGGCAATCCAGTTCTTTACT